CCCTCATTCCGAGGGTCGCAGCGCACGTTAGTGCGTTCCAGAATGGGCTCCAGGGAAAGCGGCATGCTATTGCGGCATCCGCTGGTTTACGCCTCATGGAAAAGTTTATAACAACTCCCAGGAGTTCTACCCACGGTGCGCCGGATACTTATACTTCGTATAATATCTGGCGTGACCAATCCAACGTAGGAACGGACCCGAGTATTCAAGGCTCGGGTAGCAGCCTGACGGCTGTTTACCGTGACTACATGGTTGGGCAGGACATCAAGGACTATTATAAACTAAGGAAAGCTAATGTCCTTCTCCCCATGACTTACTTTAGCAAGTTTACTTGCGAGGGTACGTCGGAAGGAGAATTCGACATTGTGTTGAGAGCACCTGGATCGAGCGTAACAGCTCGATGGTGGCGGGACACTACGTTCTCGTGCACCAACCAGTGGCTCATCGGAGAAGACGATTGGAAGCCGTATCTGCCTGATACCGCAAGGTATGTACAGGCAGCTGCCGCCAAGATTGTCGACTCCTCACACGATACGCTAACATTCCTTGCGGAACTTCACAAGACTCGTGCCATGTTTGAAAACGTCGCTAAGACGTTGTTAAAACTGCTCGTATCCGACATTGGTACGTGGAAACGTATCCGAAATGTTGGAGGAGCTTGGCTCGAAGGCCGCTACGGTTGGCGTGTCCTGGTGTATGATATCCAGGAGCTAGCTGTAGCAACGGCCAAACTTGTGGAGGGACAACGATCACGCTTTCGGGAGAGCATCGGTGAAGATTTCTCTATAACCGATTCTACCGAAGGTGTCGTACCGTTCACACACTTCGACATGAAGTGGTTTAAAACAGTGACGTACGAGATCGGGGTCCGAGGTAGCGTAGTCGCAGACATTGAAGTGCCTCCCTTTAGCTTTGACCCGTTGAAGACGGGCTGGGAATTGATAACTCTCAGCTTCGTCGTCGATTGGTTTCTGACTATTGGGAAGGCTTTGTCTTCGATAGCTTTCAGGTCCATGGCTTCAAACTGGTACGCTGCGGGCGGCTACGCCGTAACTGCCAATTGCACATTATCGGCGATCGCGATTAACACCGCGAAGACCGGTTACTTGCAATCTGGCTACACGTTATGGCAAACCGCCCAATGCAACGCCAGTTGGGAGCACAGGCTTCCGCGAGGTATTCCCTCACTACCGCAATTCAACCTCAACTTAAACACGTGGAAAGGACTTGATATTATAGCCCTGATACGTGCGCGGTTGAAATAAGGAGAGAAATATGGCAGCAATGACTACTGCCCTCACGGACTATACCCATTCCAGTAATGGAAATAGTCGCACGTTTACCTTGTCTGGTCACACGGCTCTCAAGCCGAAAATTGTGATTCAGAAAAGGAAGACGCTCGAAGGTAACAACACCATGGCCGAAGCCTCATTCGCCGTTATTATGGCGACGGAAGACGTCGATGGTGTTGTCCTGTCGCAGAAGCCGTCCGTTGAGCTCAAAGTACGCTACCCCGCAAACGGGACGTACTCTGATGTCACCGCGGCCCACGCCGTCGCCCTCGATATTCTCGGAGGCGATGAGTGGGGTGTCGTGATGGCATCGTTGGGCTGGCTGCCGACGTCGTGATCGCGTATGTGCTCAAACAACTGGCTATGGCGCTTCCTTGCTTGTGGAAGCGTCTATTCCGGCGATGAGACACTGCTCGATTACTTAATCGGTACCGACCCACTCAACGGAGGATTGCATAATGCAACCCACAGAGATAGTCTACGGAGCGATCCGAGCTTACCTCAACGAGCTTCAGCACTCGCTCGACCCGCAAATATACCAAAAACTTAGCGGTTACGCTAGGTCTAGGAATATTGCCGGTCTTGCGAGTTGCACCTCACTCTTGGATGTCACGTTGTGCGACGTCCACCACTGGAAAACCCTCCGACAAGTAGAGGCCTTTGTTAAAAAGGCCCCTTTCTTTGCGGACGAAGATCGGTGCGTGCAGGCAGCCAGACAATCCTTTATGGATGCTGAGTTGCTCTGTGCGTTTACCAACCTTCGCCTTGAGGCCTACTTCTTTGACGAACACGCGGTCTTTCAACCGCCTGATTTCGCCATGAAGTGGATACCTCGTGCGCAGCGCTACATCCGTAGCGTGCTCGGAGACTTCAGTGAGTTCGTCCCGGTAATTCCAACCGAGCTGAGAGTGACAGCAGGTGCGACAAGCACTCGATCCCGCCGTAACGCGTCACCGTATAAAAAGATGACGCGCCGGGCGGTCTGTACCATTGGAGCCTTCCCCTATGTTGAAGCATTTTACAGCTTCATTGGCATAGAGGAGTTCAAGGCCGAAGTGGTGCAGAATAATCGAGTACAGCTTGTACCGAAGTCCTGGAAAACGCATAGGACCATAGCCTGCGAGCCAGAAACAAACTTACCGTTTCAGCTCGCTTTCGATTCGTACGTCAAACGACGTCTTCGTCGAGTAGGCATTAATCTTAGCGACCAGGATAGGAACAAGGACATGGCCAAAGAAGGGTCGATTAGTGGTGAATTTGCCACTGTTGACTTTTCCGCAGCCTCTGATACCGTAGCGTACAATACCGTCGCTTTGTTGTTTCCAAGCGATTGGTTTGAGTACCTTTGCCGCTTTAGGTCCCCGAAATATACTGGGGACTTTGGCGAAGGCACTTATGAGAAGTTCTCCAGTATGGGGAACGGCTCTACGTTTACGATCGAGTCCTTGCTCTTTGCGAGTTGTGCTTATGCCGTCGGGTCCAAGAGGTTCTCGGTCTATGGTGACGATGTCATCATTGAGCCGGAGTTCTTCGAGGACTTTAAGGCATTCGCTCAATACCTAGGGTTCTATATCAACGAAGATAAATCTTTCACCGCAGGCCCCTTTCGGGAATCCTGTGGTGGGGACTACTTCGCGGGCATAGACGTTACTCCGGTTTACACTAGAGATATAAGGAACAAAGCACAGCTTTGCCACTTTGTCAATAGCATGGTCGGGGTCACGTCACAGCCAGGACCCTTTTGGGATTATCTAAAGAGCCTTGTTGTGAAATATCGGCTCCCTAAGGTACCCCACGTCTTGAATACGCTGAGTGGCGTGCATCTGCACGTTCACGACGCATACGAGACGAAGGTATTGCTCCGGAGGAAGCATGCTGACAATGAGCAGGCTGTCTGGTATAAGGGTTACTCTCCTAAGAGTAGTTCCAGAACCATTCGGTCCGCTCGTACCTTATACTTATGGTACATGTCGCGCATTGCTACCGTTGCTAACCCGGTTCCTTACGATACCTGGGCTGAAAAGCACAGGGATTCGGGGGGGCCGGTGGATATTAGCATTACGGAGTACTCGTCGGTTACCACCTTCAAGCACAAATACGTGCGAAAGTGGGTGAGATGGTATCCACCATCTCAGCGAGCACCGCTCCATTTGTATAGTTGGAGCAACTTCCTCCTCCACGAAAGTTGAGGTAGGATGCTCAGGGAAGG